GCATGGCTTACCATTAGGGTTAATCCACCACCACGGTTCACCAACTTGCATATAAGGTACATGCCCTGCATCGTGAAGGATCTTAGCGAACTCAACAAATACGCCTTGAAGCCACGACATAGCATCTGCATTACAAGGGCTTAAAAGATAACTAGGAGGTTCATAACCTGTATATCCATAGTTATCTGACCAATCTCTTTGAGTCCAGGTTAGCTCCGCAGCTTCACTGTACATTTCATATGAGACTGAAAATATAGCTTTTAGATGGTTGTTATATGCGTTATTCGCAAATGACTTGTGCCAAGTTGTAGCTTCTCTATTTAGTAAATTATATGTAGGTGCATCTGTTGCTTTGGTTACAACAAATCGCTGTTGTCCTGCATCCCATTTCTGATCGTAATAATGTGACATACCACAGTAATGGTTGATTAGCCCACGGTAGCCTAAGTCATAGCAGTTCTTAATAATACGTCTTGGGTTTACGTTGTAACTATCATCGTACCCTGTACACATCCCTAAAGTATGCTGAGGTATGTTCATAGATCTACGGTTATATGTACCATTGATCCCTGTTGTTCGTAATTTAGATACTTTTAATTTTGCATGTTGTGGTGAAGCTAAAGGATCAGTTGAAGTAGCAACGAAGCCTTTTGTTAAACAGCCTATAAAGATACGGTCAATATCATTTTTTGGAAAAGGTATATCTTCCATAAAGCCACTAATTACAGTGTTCCAATCAATCGTAATATCAGCATGAGTAGCTGTTAATGTTGAAGGCGTTGCTAGGTTAGCAAGTCTTAAATAGTAGGGAGTCTGTCCTGCCGTACTATTGTCATTAACAATAACAGTCATGACTAAGCCAAGCTTCTCATCTAATAGTGATGGAGCATCCCCTTCAATATCTACTGTGAAGCTTAAAGTACAGTTGGTGAAGTTTTTCTTAGTTTCATAGCTCAGATAAGGATGCATATATTTATCTTCACTGAAGAAAATAGCTGCGGCAAAATCATTCTTTTTACGTGATGTATAGTGAGCTTCAAAGCCATCATCTGTGTCACCAACGATACAGAATGACATGCTTCTCACACCATCAATAGTCCAACAATCTGCTGAGAATCTTGGAACTATTGTTTCAATTACTTCAGGATGTTCTGTGAGTCTATCAAGCAAGTTTGCTAATTGATTGGCTGTAGCTGTACGGTTCTTCTCATTTTGACTGATAGCAATAAGTTCATCCCCTTTCAGCTCTGTTGCTTGTGGCAATAAGCGAAAATCATCTATACCGTTGTAAATGATATTGTTTATGACGGATTCATAGTTCTTATATAAAAAACTTTGTTCCTGTATGGCATACCATATTTTATCAAAGTCACTATTCAGTGTTTCAGGACGCAGAGAGTTGTCATGCGTTTTATAGTTGGTACTTCGCTCTAAAGGTGTATCTCTATATATCGCTAACTTTGCAGTTTTAAATGGTGCTTTAAAAAATACTACTGCATTTGTTGTTGGATCATATTCGTAAACGGATGAGCTAATCAGTTTTTCATCCACTTTTATTGAAATGTTATCTTTGTCATAAACAAAGAATGGAAGGCTAAAAGTCTTTGTGAATCCGTTTGCTTCATATTCTATAAATGGTGCTGTATTTTCTACTGTCATTGTTATTCTTGTTCCTAAGTAGTTTTATTATTTAATTAACTCTATCAATAGAGCTATTATTAAAAGTCAAGTTTCATCTCATGATATTGATTATATGCTTGCCAGTTATTGTTTTGGTTGTATGTTGGATAGTTACTATGTGATCCAATTCTGATTGGTTCAGAAGATATAGCTCCAGCTAAAGAGTCAATATAGTCATCTTCGTTATTGGTAATAGAAGGATCATATAATCTCATCTGCTTTGTTTGAGGACTATCTTGGCCATTCAGTTTTAAGACTGATTCATGAGCGTATAAGAAACCTGAAAGTAAGGGTGCTTCAACCGCTTCTAAGATACGTTTGTTCTTATTTTGGCTTTCATGACGCTCTATAACGCCACAATACAAATTACGTTTTTTAAGTACAGATCTTAGAATTGTTCCGAAATAGCCACCAATACCATTACTTTCAACTATAAGATTTGGCAGTTTAAACTCTTCCACAAGATCAGCTACTTGCCATGTTTGGCCACCAGTGAATTGTCCTTTGTCATCGGTGATCGCTACATCACCTTTTAAAGCTATTGATCTGTGCCAATACAAACGTCCTTGTTCATCCTGAAGGACTAGCGCTGCTGCTGATACATCTGATTTAGTCTTCCCTGAAGATGGATCTATTTTTAATGTTGCTGAGACAATCCTTTTATCTCCTAACAACATCTGAATCTGATTATTTGCTTTGTGCCAGGTTATTTCTTCTGTATATGGAATTAACCTATCAGGATCTAAACGAACCTCATTGATTGCTTTGTTATGCATTTGGTATTGAGAATCCCATTCTCCCAATGTATTACATTCTTTCCTACGTTGCTCCATGACTTCGGAAGTAAAACGGTCAGTCCATATAGCTTCTGAATAGCAGTCAATCAATCCATGTTGTTCTTGGAATTGGATTAGATAATCCGTATCTGTTTTAGTAATCTTATAATCATCAAAGTCTTTTAATAGTTTGGCCTGTGACCCAATACCACTAAAAATATAAGTAGGTTTAAAAGTGGTTCTAATCTCTTTCTGACCAGAAGTGAATCGAGCTTCTTTCTCAAACATCTTCAGGACTAAATGGTTAGCCCCTGCTTCTATCAGATTTGCATAAAGAGAATCTGCTGCATGTGGTGTACCTACAAATAGTCTTTGTCCACCAGGGATTAGAATATGGATCTGTTCACTTAATCTGTAGCGAAGCTTTTCCCTTGCTTCAGGAGATCCAGTTGTATCAGGTACTTCTGTATCATCATTACAGATATAGGTTGCCCTTGCTCCTGTTACGTTTGAGAGGATTCCTCTTGCATGAACTGAACCATGTTTAACGTCTGAACTACCCTTAACCCACCATTTTTTTACTTCGCCACGCTCTTTCTGTACGTTCCAAGCTAATGGGTTTTGTTCAAGCATCTGAACAACAGCTCGACTTGTTTTATTGCTGTCTGCATCTGTAGCTGATTGAGCTAGTATCAGTTCTTCAGGATTCTTATAGAGTCGGTATGCATTGTATATTTCGAGTAAGGTACTCTTGCCATGTCCTCTAGGCATCATTAAGACACCTAAAGCTCCAAAGTCGTCTAAGAAGTCGCATACGTCTAAATGGAAGTCGGGTACTGTCCATTTTTGGGTATGAGCGTAAACTAAGTAAAATTCGGCAAAAGTCGCTTTCTGTTTAAGCTTCTTTGCCATCCTTTTTAGTCTTACCTTTACGTTTAGTCAGTTCTTTTTTAACTGACAGAAGTAGCTTCTCAGCTTCAACTTCTTTTAGCTTTTCTTCATCTTCTGTTGTGGTAACAGAGTTTTGTTGTTTTGCTTGTAGTAGTTGTTCAATACGTGCAGCTATGGCCAGCGTTTGGTTAGCCGATTTATAGAGCCAGAAAGCATCTCCACGGCCTACTTTTGTTTCTTTATCACTGTTGTTAGCACGTTCTACTAGATCTACTGTATCCAGTATGGCTATATCCTGAATACGGACTAGCTCACTTTTATATTCTTCTATTTTGCTCATTTTAATTAGTTCTATTAATAGCTCTATTATTATTCTCTAATGTTGATGTCTGGAGCTTCTATAGAGTCATTGTCTAAATCCCACCAGTAGCTCATGTTGTGGTTGTTTTCTTGTCTACGTTGTTTACGTTCTCTATATCCTTCATCAAAGAGTTCTTGAAGTTCAGCTATCACTAGACGATCAAATACAAGCCTTGAGTACCATACGTTTTGAAATGGTATGTTGTTCTTAGCTACGTTAATTGCTTCAGCTCCATAGCTTGAATCACGCTCTGATAAATAGGCTGTACCAGCTCCTGATAGCATTGTTCCTACAGACATTACGTCTTTAAAAGCTGCAGGGATAACAAAATCCTTCACACTACGTTCTGTTGGATCTGATGTTGCTGATATAGCATCGGCTAAGAAGGAAGCTGATCCTCCTTTCACGATAGACTTCATATAGAAATCCAAGGTTGTAGGATCATCTAAATCTTTACCTTGTGTTAGGTTTTGGATCTGAGCAACTAAAGCTCCCATAACTGTTGTATAAGCAAATAACTTAGCGAAGTACACAAACTTTTCTTGTGGTGTACCTTGAGCCAAACCACGACTCCATTGACGCATAAGCATGGAAACACCAAAGCTTTTAAATTGCCAAAAGAACTTTGTTAACTCATTCGTTACTGTTCCACGTTCACTATTTAGTCCCATAAAAACTTGTTCTCTACTTCCTACTTCGAGAACCGCAGCATTGGTCTCTGTGTAGATATAGTTCATATACTTGTTAGCTAATTGCTCTTTTAATCTGAAGGCTATATCTGACATTTCTTGAGCTGTATAACCTGTTTTGTCTAATTGGAAGGTATCAAGGAATAGATCATCTGAAGCGTTAAATATGTCTTTATTAGTGACAAGCTTTTCACCACTTGGAGCTTCAGTTCTATCTATCTGTTTGAGTAGCGTCCAATCATCTTCTTTAATACCACCACCTTCTAGCATCTTCTTATCTTGTGGTCCTAATTGATCCCAAGCTTTAACTGAGTTTAGATTAGAAACATGGTGCATAAGACTTGCACCAAAAGCACGTTTAGCTGAAGCTGTAATATGGTTAAGTCCAGAAGCCCTAATAACAGCATTAGCTACCTTTCTTGCATTGGTATTAGCCTTAGCTACTTTTGTTGATGCTGAAGCAATATCTGTGTCTCCGAAACGTACAAGGCTATTGGTCATTTCCCTTACGCCTAAACCAATACTGATTGCAAAATCTCTGTTTTCTTTATTGAAAAATTGTTTTACATGCTTACCAAAAACTTTTGTGTAGGCTATACCATGCATTTCAGAAGCAAGTTTCATAGTTGCCTGGTCTGAAAATGCTGTAATAAAAGCAGAACCAAGCTTTGTTGAAACGGTCCATGATCTGAGCATACCGCCTACCTGAGCTAAGTTGCTATCAATTGGAAGAGCTTGTCCTGCCAGTTCGTCATAGTGCTTATTAATAAGCTTGGCTTGTTTCTGTATCTTTCGATGTTCTTTAACGTACTTTGGATCTTGCATCATGTTATTGAGCAAGTCATATCCTAGTTGTTTGACCAGTTTTTCAGGATTAGAACCAAACGTCTGCATCATTCCTATTTCAGTACTCATACGCCTAATATGGTTACTGAGTAAGTCATGGAAGTTCACCTCTCCAAAGTCTTCTTGGTACTTCACCCAAGCATCCGCATCTGCAAAGTGGACCTCACGGTGATGTTGATGTAGGTTTTGCATATTCATACCTACAGGTAGATCTGATTCAGAAGCTACAGCTCTATTTTGTACTGAAGTTTTGTTATGCCCTTCTGAAGCAATGGTGTTATAGACAGCTTTTAAGACATCTGCAACTTCAGCTTCACTCATTAATGAGCCATTTTCATGCCTATATTTAGATCTGTCTGTCATTGGAAGTGTGTATTTGATCCAGGCATCTTGACCTGCCTGAATAACTTTGTAGTGGCTGTGAGATTGAGGAATACCATAGTTAGCAAGCTTTTTAATGTCTCCCCCATACCTGTTATAGTGGAGTCTAAGCTGTTCTAATGTGTCTTGT